TGTTTATCCTCTACCCAGAGTTTTGGTTCGTTGCACTCGGTCTGTGTGGCGAGGCCCACTCCCTGACGAAGGGATGGTGTGCTAGAGAGGAATGGCGTTAGCCCTTTACGCCACTGGGAGTCGAGAGGCCTGGAAGGCTCTCTCGGCTCCTGTTGCTCTCTCAGTGAACCAGCTCAGGTCATGCCTCACCCACATTGCGTGCTGGTAGAGGACCTGAGCGTTTGCGTACAGCAAGGTGGACATGGGAGAAAAGTCCCGGCTACTCCTGTCATGGAAATATGAGTAGCGTCCTAATGCCTGCAGCAAGTGCTTCTGGGTGGTGGTTGATCCGGTTATAGCTGCTCTCTCGTTGACAACGTCGCAGGTGAGTGGATCGTTCCCGGTAGAAGCAAGTAGGCCGGCTGTGACTGCTCTGGCGTGATCGTCACGCGTGAACTTCCTGTTCACTTTGTGGTCTGACACGTAATTGCTCGAACACATCTTCCAGAATGGCCTCATCATGTAGGAGAGTTGAGGGGTCACGCAGAGCAGTTTGGACAGAAACCCGACAAACCGTAGTGGGCCAGCGCCGGCTTGGTGGAAAAGGCCGGAACAACGGACGCCAGCACCGTATTCTCCCTCCACTCCTGACGCGAAGACTCTCCAGAAAGCGTCTCTGAATTTGGGCACGTCACACAGTTTGATCCTAGTCACCACGTCATCCCCGGCGACAATTGAGAAAGCTGAGGCTTGGGCTAGGTGTGACACGTAGGCGGCGAGCACAGACTGCCTCAGGCTGTTCCCTACGGTGGTCAACGCGTGTCCTGACACTGTAGTCCCCTTCATTGTGCCCTTGCCCATGAGCGAACCGTTTTTGTAGGGGTAACGGACCTGATACTTCCACACATTCTTCAACAAGAACCTCTTGGAGCTTCTGTAGTAGGCAGGTTCTAAGCCAGAGGCGAGGAAAGCTTCGTTGTAGGTAGCCTCAATGAATATCCGGTCGATCTCTTTCAGATGCAAATCCTGGCACCCGTCCCAACCTTCGCCATCGTACTCTAGCCAGCACCACTCGTTCGTGAAAGCTGTCTCACGCGTAAGCACCATCTGACACATGTCGGCTAGTCCATCAAAATTGTCGCCGATACAAACGTCGTAGACCTGCTTCAATCTCTGGCTGATTATGCGGGCCACAGGGGCTGTCTGAACGACGATGAGTGGGTCCAATTTGATCACGTTCCTTGCTCTCGCATTATTCTTGTAGGCGCTCTTTTCGTCTCTCTTCATGAAGAAAACCGCGCACTCTTTCGGTTTCCGGCCTGAATCGAGCTGCTCTTTCGCTTGCAAGTAGGCCGCTCTCTTACTTGGGTCAGTGTGCTCAATGAATTCTGCGAATGTACTGGCTTTGAGCGGGCGTGCCCTGTTCTTGATCCTCCTCTTCAAGTCTTTTTTGTACCATGCTAG